CCGGTTGGTACCGGCTCCAAGCGTATGCTAAACCCCTAGCTAAGAAAGGCTAAGATATGTCTGCGCGTACCAGATCTCGACAACAGAATGCCCGAACAGGGCGTTACTGGGTCGGAAATGGTCCCTGGCGAACAGGGACCCAGATTGGTCTCGATGAGATTTGTCTGGACTCTGTAAAACAGGGGGATAATAACCCGCTGGAGATAAGGCGTACCATCCGCGAAGGTGGTATCCTTAATGGTGAGAAGGGTGGCGCTGGGCCCGTCCGTTTTCAGGACTACCCAGCACTTGCTCTTCAAACACTTACTCCAACACATCTTAGTTTACCCGCTATAGCAGACGGGGTGTTAGCGTCAATGCTAACATCTCGTACTAACCCATCACGTAGTAGTATGGGAGCTATAGTTTCTCTGATTGAGGCACGTGAAGTGCCCCAAACGATCCGGGAAATCGGTCAGGTTGCTCTTGGTAAGATGTATAAACGCTATGGAAAAACGTTTAGATTCCTATCAAGAGCTGCCAAGCTAAATCTAATAATTCAGTTTGGCATTGCCCCACTGATCCAGGATCTCATGACGTGTATGCAATTTCAGGCACTCGTTGATCAACGTGTGAAGGAAATTGATAGACTCATGAAGAGAGGGTTGAGGAGAACTGTCACATTGGATGTTGCATCCGCCCAGGCTGTAAGAAATCTAACAGTCCAGTCGGTTGGTCAATCCATATCCCGCACTATGTCTAAGAATACTCGTCGAGAGATTCGAGGACATGTGAGGTGGTATGTGAACGAGAATTTCTCGTTATCCGATGCACAGGTGCGGGCCAAGGCCCAGAAAATCGTTACGGGAAATATAATTGACCCGTTGACTATCTGGGAACTTATGCCTTGGTCGTGGCTCACCGATTATTTTGTGAACATATCTGATTTTGTTCGCACTAATCGTAATGAGCTCGATGCTTCATATTCCGGAATCCGGATTATGGAGCACACCGTCACCGTCGAGACTTGTCCCGGTGGTTCCTTTGGTTCCAACGGGTTTGTCAAAATGACTCCTTTTAAAGGGGTCAGAGAGACTAAGTATCGACGCATAACCTCTCTTGGCTTAGGTGCCCGTCCGCAATTCCTTACAGGAAAGCAGACGTCGATACTAGGATCACTGAGTGTCTTGAAGCTCAAGTGAGTTCTAGACAACAGAGTACGCCCATACGGGGTACATATCCTAGAGGAGTAATAACATGTTCGCTGATACGATCACACTTTCCATCAATTCTGTTAACAAGGTTCTGAACCGAGTTAACCAGGATAACTACTCTTCCGAGTATCTCCTGAAAGAGACTGATGGTGAGTTCCGTATGCGTTTGCGGAATAGCTCGTATGTCGACAAGGCGCGTGGGGTCAAGGTTGACCGCCACAACGTCGAAGTCATTCATACGGTTTACCCCGTATCGCCGGCTACCACTCCGATCATTCGGAAAACCTACTCGGTCTTCGAGAACGACGTGGGTGACACTTTGACCACTGTTGTCAAAGAAGTCAAAGGTACCGTTGATTTCCATTCGGAAACCAATATCGGAAAGCTCTTGAACTGGGAGTCGTGATCGGATCGCCAGAATGGGATCCGATCCCCGGTTCAAAAAGGAGTTATAATATCAGCGGTTTGGATTCAACCCTATCAGAAAGATAGCTAGATGAAAAGCCAAACTGATGTTTTACTCTCAGTCGCAGAAGGAATCTGTAAAGATATCCAACTGGCATACCCAACCCTAAAAGGATTGAGTAGAGATTTATCAACGCTCACCCTTTTAGTTGAATGCAGAGGCCTTGGTGTCTTCACCTTGGACCTCCCCAGATTCGATGAAATGCTTCTGCATGGACTCGAATTTGGCAGCCTACAACCTGGAGGATTTCGGAAGAAATCCAAAAGGTGCCAAGTGCCGAGACTATTCTCGGGACTATGGTTGCTGGTATTCAACAACGACTTGAGTCTAAGGTCGGAGCCCGATGTGACTGCTATCGCTTTCTTAAGGCAGCTATGCTGTCTAGGAAAGAAGATAGAGGTCCCTTGTAGCAAAGAGCGAAGGCTCGCTGCTATAAAGGATTACTTTCATGTCGAGTCCGTCTTACCGTCACCCACCCTCAGGTGGGCCGACGATAGCCTGGGTCTTGATGGCGTTTGCACTAGCATTCACCTTCGTGACCATCTGGGTCCTGATCTTCCGCTTTACCCCAACCTTAATGGTGGAGGTTCAGCGGAGCTCAACCAGTTCATCGACAGATGTCAGAGAATCTCTGACCTCATCTCCGAAGAACTTGGTACCTACTGCCCCGACTGCTACATCAGCAGCCTCGAGTCAGCAGGTTCCCAGCTAGGCCTTAGACATGGACCTGGTGCTGTGGCCGAAAGGTCTGGGCGTCACTTCAATAAGTACGCCTTTACCAATTGGTCTTCTAAGCTCTCTAACCTTTTTCCGTTTTCAAGATACGGAAAGATGCCACTTGACCCGCGGCCTCAACCGCGGAATCATGAGGTACCTGCTAGGCTGATATGCGTTCCTAAGACCGCTAAAGGTCCTAGGATCATTGCTGCAGAACCTTCTGAACATATGTATGCTCAGAAACTCATGCAGTCTTGGCTTGAAGATCGTATACGTTCTTCCTTTCTGGGGAAGTTCGTTGATTTTCGACGTCAAGATTTATCAGCTAGCTTGGTTAAGAAAGCATCCCTTGATCGATCGCTTGCGACGATAGATTTATCGTCTGCATCTGATCGTTTGTCTCTCTTCCTGTTAGAGCGTATATTTAGGAGAAATCCTTCAATATTACGCGCTATTCATGCAAGTCGGACAAGATGGCTCAAATGCCCGGAAACGGGCGAGCATGTACTTCTTAAGAAGTTCGCATCTCAAGGTACAGCAGTTACCTTTCCAATCCAGACCCTGGTCTTCCTTGCGATAGCCCTTGCGGGCTCATCGAAGGGGACATCAAGGTCAAATCTTGAGAGATTGGAGGGTAAGGTCCGTATCTTTGGGGATGATATCATCATTCCCCAAAGTGGGTATGCGAGAACTGTGAGTCTACTTACCACTTTTAACCTTAAGGTTAACACCTCGAAAAGCTTTTCGAGAGGCTACTTTAGGGAATCTTGTGGTATGGACGCTTATATGGGTTATGATGTAACCCCTACAAAGCCGAAGACTCTAGTTCCCGACGGTCCAGCGTCTTGTCAAGCTGTATTAGATACAGTCAATAACCTCTTTTATAAAGGATACTGGTATGCATCGAATCAGCTCAAACTTCGACTCCATTCTGATAACTTCACAGAAATCAGGGTGGTGGGCCGAGGCGCTGGTGCCACTGGGTATGGTTCCTACTCAGCTTCTTCTCTCTATAGGAAATTCATTGAATCTTTCAACGAATTTGTCCTCGGAGGCGATGGCCTGGAAGAACCAGACTTCTGGACAAGTTGGCGAATTCATCAGAGAAGACGATCAAGTTCTTCTTCGATGCTTTCTGCCTTCCGATCCATATGGTCTGGGAAATCCGTGCTTTCACCCTTCGGACGTATCCGATTTAATCGGACCCTACAGAGGGTTGAAGTACGCGCATGCTCTTTCCGAGCACGTGCGAGAGTCAAACCATACGACGATGGCTATTCTGGAATTCTTGAC